ATTTGAATATACTATACTGTATTTGATTAGCTACAAGTGCTTTTTCCACATATTCATTTATAAAAAAGACCCTGGAATAATATCCAGGGTTTTAATATAATCTAGTTTTTATAGAGTTAAGCATAGTTGCGAACTTAATTTGTATTATTCTATATATTATACATAATTCCTCTATACATGATTAAGATTATTATACCTGGATATAATAAAAATAGACCAAAACATGGCACCAATATAGAAAATTACACAACAAAAGAACCCCTTTTTATTGGGGTTCCTTTTATTTAAATACGGAGGTCTATGTTTAGACTATTGGGAAGCCGTTATATTTAATATTCTATAAATGTTAAAAAATTCCTTTGAATAATAAAAAAATAGTAGTTATACTGTAACTTATAACTACTATTTTAAATACATCTTATTTTATTCTTCAACATAAATATCATAATCTGAGTGAAATTTTAAATATAGTTTGATTCTGCATAATCCACACTACAACTGACATTATCATTACTAATACAATAAATGAATTTGTCCAAAACACAATAGGATATCTAATCTTTAATCTTTTAATCGGATACTTTAAAATCCTTCTATATTTTTTTATAGCTTTCCTATTTTCCTTCCATTGTCCTTCTTCTCCATCCCATTCATAACATCTATTATAATACTTGTCCAAACTATTAGTAGCAATATTTTTATTCGAAATTTTAGCAATAAAATATAATAAAATGAAAATTGTATTAAAGAGAATAAATCCCACTAATGCTGCCATAAAAATAATTCTATATTTACTTATGTCTTTACCTAAGTTTGAAAAAATATTTTCTGTAACTTTTATACTACCAAAAAAGGCTATAACTATACCTGAAAATATACCTAATATAGATATAAACTGTGCATTAGAATTCTGAAGTTGCTCATTAACATTATTAACAGTTGTATATAGATTATTAATATCTGTATTTAAATTATTGTATAAATCTCTATAATATTCTAGTTCACTTTTAGCTGTATTTACTTTACTTTCAATTGACTTTTCTCTTTTTTCATAATCATGATATAATCTTATTCTAGTTACCTCTAGCATTATGTGATCATATAATTTTAGAAAAGATTTCTTAAAAACATATTCAGATGTAGAAATATGTTCTTTCAAAATGTTCATATTTAACACTAAGTAATCTAATGATTCATCCTCTATTTCCATTAAAAGTTTCAATATCTGAGAATATTTATGTCTATAATTGCATTGATATATATTGTTAAATTTTTGTACAATAACACTAATATCTTCTACCCCTTCATCTATTATAAGTGTAATAACATCTTTAATTTCGTTATCTTTTTCTTCTTCAATTACAGAGTTTTCACTATAATTTGGTTTCCCACATTCCACATTATTCATATTCACTTTTCTCTTTCATTATTTTTTATTTTTTGATAAAAAACATTTTTCTATATCTTCTCTTGGTATGGTTAAATTTTTTCCACATTTATAATTGTCTAGCCATGGAGATTGTTTATGTGTAATTTGAACTAGATTCCATGCACTCTTAGTACAATTATCTTTTATGACTTTATTAATTATATTTCGATCTTGTATTTCAAAGAATGTTTCATCAACATCATCAAATCTGGAAGTAATATCATTAGCTATATATTTATTAAATTCATAATACACTTCTGGAACAACAGGTCCATGTTTCCATGCTTCAATTTCTTCCAGAAAAGCTGGTTTTTCTAAATTTGAAAGGAACTCACCTTGTATAAAATATAATATTTTTTGCAATTTAAGATTACTTACAGGGGTTCCCATTTCAATACTTTTATTTATTACATATTTAGCTACATCTATGACATTATAAATTTTATTGTTTGAATTCATTCCATCATCCCCCATCTATTAAAAAGATTTATTACTTTTCCCATACTTCACACCTCTCAATATAGAAGATTGAAGTTTTTGGTACAAGTTATATGTTTTTCTATATAATACCATAACCAAACTTAAATTTCAATATTCTACAATCTTCTTAATTAATAACTAAATTAATTTTACTCACCTTAATTAATCTTATTTGTAAGTTTTAACCAATATTCATAATATTAAACAAATAAAAAAGAGGTACTCCCATTACAGAAGTACCTTCAAAAAATTAATATCTTATATATTTAGCATAAGCATAACCTCCATGTGGAGGATAATATATATGTATCCAATCTCCTTCTTTACGATATAAATTAACCTTGGCCCCATTAGGTAAAACACCTAATATTCTGCTAGAAGTTGATTTCTTTTCTCTAACATTTACACCGCTTGGTGTATTTATTGTACCTGTTCTTCCATCTAAATTAATCCAACTATTATTGTTGTTATCTGTTGGTTTGCTTGGTGTTACATTTGAAGATGTGCCTAAAACACCATTTACTATTGCCTTAGCAATTCCATTCATTCCATATTTATTAAGTATAGCTACATCCCCAGAACTATCTATAAAACATACTTCTATATAGATTGTTTTGGCTTTAGTTCTTTTAGTTAGTGCCAAGGGTTGGTCCTTAATTCCTCTATTTCTAAATCCTAAATTATTTAATTGCTTTAATACTCTATCTGCTTCTACTAAATATTTGCCACTATAAGTATACACTTCTGATCCATAACCACCTACTGTAGTATTAAAATGTATACAAATATTTAAATCTGCATTTACTGAATTACATAATGATACTTGTTTATTTAAACTTTCTTGCAATGTTGATGCATAATCAACCCTACATATATTGGTTCTATGTCCTCTACCTCTTAATTCTTTATCTATTTCTCCTACTAATTGCCTTGTTAATACCTCTTCTTTTAATCCATTTATTCCTCTTGTTCCTATATCTCCGCCGCTTAATGTATGTCCTGGATTTAAATTAAATAACATAAAACATTCCTCCTAAAAATTTAATTAAAAAAGAACAGGTTTATTCCTGCTCTTTACTTTCTTTCACTGCCTGTCTAGCTGAACTTTGTCCAAAGTAAAACCCTATTATTAATGTAAATACACTCAAAAATTCTGTACTGGATAAATTCCCTTTTGCACTTAAAATGCAAAATACTATAGTAGTTAATAATGCTATAATCTTTTTTATCTGTAAGAATTGTTCTAAAAATTTTATAATATTATTACTTTCTTTCATATAACTCCCTACCCTTCTATCTAAATTTTATTACTGCACCTAAAACACCTAAAATAATAGCTCCAGCGATTGTTCGCCAGAGCCACTTTTGATTGTCTTTCATTTCCGTTATGTCTTTTTCGTTTTGGCAGGCCTTATTATAGGCTACATCTGCTTTTTCCCTTGTACTGTTATATCCATCTATTTTAGTTTCTATCCTTACTATTCTTTCTAGTATTTCCTGTTGAATATTAGAATCCACATTACACCTCCAGTAATTAAAAATGGACAAAATAAAAAGACCTAATGGTCCCTACTTTGTCTTTATGATTTATTTAATTGTATTGCTATATAAGAATAATGGGAACTAAAAAAGCACTTTTTATAAGTGCTTTTTAATAATATGTCATATTGTGTATTTAGTCTATTATTGTCTGCTTAACATACCCTTTTGATACTTTCTAATTCATGATTTACTATTTTCAGAATAAAATTTTAAAGCTTCTCCAATAAATTTAGATGCACCATTCCCATATTTCTTATCAGTTACTTCTTGCAATATAGAATCTGATAAATAGAGTTCTGCCATATACCCCCAATGGTTCTCTCCCTCATCCACTTTGTATAATTTTTGACTTCTTTTTCTTTCATCTGATATTTCTTCAATGGTTTGTTGAATCTCTTTTGAAAAAGGATCTTTACTTAAATCAGATGTAAGTTTTTCATATAGTTCTTCTACTTTAGGATGCTTATCTCCCAAATAATTTTTTAGAGCTTCTCCAATAAATTTAGATGCACCATTTCCATACTTCTTATCAACTACTTCTATCCATCCAGGATATACCAAATACATTTGTATCATATAGTACCAATGATCATCTCCATTATCCATTTTGAAAATTTCATAATCTTTTTTAGCTGTATTTGTTATTTCTTCAGCAATTTGTTGAATTTCCTTTGAAGAAGGATCTTTACTTAAGCCAGATACAAGCTTTTTATATAGTTCTCTTAATTTAGGATGCTTATCTTCTAAAAAATCTTTTTTAAATACATCATATTTTTCTGCTAAAGTTAATATATCACTATTAAGATTTTTCTTTAAAGCTTTAGCATATTTTTCAATACTTCCATATTTCTTCATAGCCATTTTAGCAATTTCATCTTCCTTAGATTTACACTTTTCAATACATTCATTATATTTATCTACACTACCATAAATTCTAATTACCTTATCCTCGTGTTCTGTTTTAAATTCTTCCAATACATTAAAATATTCACTCATATCAAATTCTTTAAAATTCATTGTGCTTTCTCCTTTTAATGTTTTATTTATAAGCTTTATTAAGCCATCCAATCTTTTGCGTTTTAACAAAAGCAACTTTTTCTGACTTTTTAGTGCTTGCATTTTATCAAAGTATGGGCTCGACATTATCTCTTTAACATCTTTTAAAGGTATATCAAGTTCCTTAAAAAATAAAATTTGTTGCAAGGTTTTAAGAGCTTCATCGTCATAAAGTCTGTAACCTGCTTCTGTTATTTCACTTGGTTTTAATAATCCTATTTCATCATAGTAATGTAGTGTACGCACACTTATTCCTGTCAAATCCGAAACTTGTTTTACTGTTCTCATTGCTACACCTCAAAGTTTAATTTTAGGGCTATCACTACTATCTAATACTCCGCCGGCTGTGAGTTTTTGTTAATATAGATAAGCTCTACATATATATTGCACTATGACGTGGCGTTAGAGTCAACACTTTTTCAAAAAAATTTAATCCTAAAAATCCTTAATATTGCTTAAATATTTGTTTACAGCTATTATTGATATTTGGTACGCATAGTTCTTCAATTACCAATTATATACATTTATACTTATAACCCTTTATTTATAGCCATTTGTAAGTATTCATATCTATAAATACTTACTATTGCGAACTAAAAAAGACACTCTATTAAGTGCCTTATAGCTTGTATATAAATTTTTATTTAATAGGTAAAGTATCAAGTATTTCATCTAAATTATCTTGTGTAATTTCAATAAAGGAATTTTTGTTATTATATTTTTTAATAATAAAATACACTTCATTATAAGATTCTTTGTTTTGTACTTTTGTTTTAAAAAAATCAGTATCTACAGTTATACAAGTATTAAATTCTATTCCATTTTCATTAATTATCGGGTGTGATTTTATAATATCTTTTTGTTCATTAGCAAAACCAATTACTAAATATTTTTTCATGATATAAATTCCTCCTTACTATTTATGTGCATTTTCCTCTTCTTCCTCTATAAATTCTTTCATCTTTGCATTGATCCAAGTTGACATTCTTATTCCTTTTTTCTCAGCTATCTTGCAAAAATCTTCATACACTTTAGGATCCAGTGTAATATTTTTTCTTATAGTTGCCATATATAATCCCCCTCTGGGAAATTATACAATACATACTATAAATTATAAATACACATTAATACACACCAATAAGCATAAATATCTATGCTTTTACTTTTGTTAATTTATGACATATAACAAAATTTAATTAATCAGTAGTCCCATTAGTAAAGAGTCATAGAATTCGTCATTAATTAAAAAATCTCTTTTGGCTATTCCTTCTTCTAAAAAACCAAGTTTCTTATATAAATTAATACCCCGTGTGTTATCAGTCCTAACTCTTAAATTAATTTTTCTAATTATTCCTGAACTCTTACTCCAACTAATTAAATATTTTATGAGTTCTTCTCCAATACCATTTCCCCAATATCCTTTAAGTACACTTACTCCAAATTCACCAACATGAGCTGTCCTTTGTCTTGTGCCTCCAGAAAAGTTCAAATTTCCAACTACTTTCCCATTGACTTCAGCTATAATAAATAAGGCATTTTCCTTTTTTAAGACATTCTCAATAAAATCTTCTTGCTGTTCAACACTTCTCTGGAACTGCCCTATTCCAAATGTTAAAAAATCTGATTCTCCTCCAATAATATTAAGATACTCTATTAATGCTTTAGCATCCAACTTATTTGCTTTTCTAATTATAACCTCTTCATTATTAACCTTCATCACTTTCATCAAATCACCCATTATCTTATTTAAATATTTTATTAATGAACAATATTTTATAAAATTCTCACATCCTTGTTATCATATATAATTAAATTATACAATACATACCAAAAATCATAAATACATATCAATACACACTAATATATATAAATATACATAAAATTACGAATTAGACAGCATCCTTTGATATGCTAAATATGTATTGTTCAGTTCCGAATCTTGAAACTATTTGTTCCAAACTCATGCCAACCTTTTTAAGAAGCTTGCATGAAGCCTTATTCGCAGATTGTGTTTCAGCAACAATCTTTTTTATAATTAACTCATCAAAAGCATAGTCGATAATTCTTCTAACAACTTCTTCTGCATAACCATACCCCCAATACTGAGGCATAAATTGATAAGATACCTCCGTGCTTAAACCATCATGATGTTTATCAAGGGATGCTAATCCAATAACTTCGTTATTATCCTTGAGTCTTACAACCCAATAGAAAGAATTATCATCACAAGTAAGCATATCATTGAAACTACTATTGAATTTTTCATTACTAACAATTCCACCAAGAAATTTTCTTACTTTTTCGTCAGTGTACAGTTCTTTTATTTTTTCATAATCACTATCTTGTACTTTTCCCATCTTACATCTATTTGTTTTTATCACTATAATCCCCCCCATTACACTTCGTATAATTTATCTATTGTGTAACAACTTCTTCTGTAGTATCTTCTACATTTAATCCTTGGTTTCCTAAATCTTCTTTTTCAGCTGGATTAACTGTAGCCATTAATTCACTATACTGTTCTAAATTAATCTGGTTAAAAGTATAAAATACATTTAGTTTATTATTCATGTCCTCTTTTTCATAGTAATTATTATTAATTAAATTTTTTAATAAATCATATAGTATCATAATATCATTTCCTTTCTATTTTATATTATTTAACACTTCTTTATATTTTAAATTAACTACTTCTGATTGTGCTTTTAACAATTCTTTTTTTAGTTTTTCTTCTTCTGTTTCTATATGTGGAATATCTTCTGTTATTAATTTATGTGGTGTAACTGTTACATCTATGCCTTTAATTATTTTATCATTAAATTCTCCAAATTCAGTAATTATATAAGGTAATCCATCTGGTGGTGTATGTGGAGGAATACATCCCTCTGCATCACCAGTATTAACCCATACTTTACCTGAGTTATCATATATAATTAAGCTCCCTCTTTTCATATAATCATCTCCTCTCTATTCATATGCATACCAATTTACTTTATCGAACATATATCGTTCTGCTGTGCTAGTCCCTTTTTCTACACGTACACTATAACGCATAATATGAAGAGATGTATAAATTGTATTACCAATGGAATTTATTTTCTCAATACTATACTCACGATCATAAGCAATATCGCTACTGTATCCGCTTTTCGTTTTAAATGTAATTTTTACTTGTAATAATTCATTATAAATATATAATTCTATTCTTGGTTCTGAGTACCTATCATCAGAGCGAAAATAATCGTCTGGGTTTTTTCGTGGGGTTATTCCTATTGTTGTTAAAATCACGATAGATGGCTTAAATCCACAATTTGTATTTACGCTTGCAGAAGATAAAGGATAATTTGATTCCATAAATATTCCTACTTCAGGACCATAATAGTTAACATTTGCTGTACCCTGTGCCCATTTTTTACCTGTGCTAATTTTACTAATGTTTTTTATAATATCTTCCCATTTGCTTTCTTTTGTAATCTGTAGACTTTTATCTAATTGCAATAATGCGTCTACAGTATTAATTTTTACATTATTGCCAGAAGTAAAAACCTCATTAATTGCACTTACTAAATTTGTTTTATTGGTAGTTTTTAAGTTATCTTTATTACCTGTTAGTGTCGTAATATCAGCCAATTGTGTCTCAACTGTTTGTCCGTTTTCTGTTTTTATATCTTCTGCAGTTAGCTCTATATCTCCAGTTTTCTTATTTACAGAAGTTACTGGAATATCTATATTATTAATATCCTCTTGCAGTTGTATTACATCTTTAGCTAATTTAGCCGCTACATCACCATCTAATTTATTTTTTATAGTATTGAACCATACCTGGAACTCATCCGCCCATGCCTGTGTATTAATGTTGTACCATTCATCAAATGCTTCTTTCTTTTCTTTAGTCCATTCAGCAATATCTTTATCATAAGCTTCCTTGGTTTTACTATACCAACTTTGAAATTGCCTAAAAATTTCTGTAGTATCTACCTGATCTACTACACCATGAACTATTCCGCATAGCTCTTTATTTAATCTCAAGTCTGTTATATTGCTTTGTATTATAGATATTACTCCTGCTCTTACATAAATATCCGCAAGTCCTAATTCATACACGTCAGCATTTCTAGACAATTCTGGTGTTTTAGGTTCGCTAGCAAATTGACCTTTTTTAACTGCAGCTCTTATTTCTCTTTTTTCAATATCATATCGTAGGACTACTCTATCTATTCTATCTAATACACCATCTGCAACATCTATAGGCAACATTAATTCATCTGTGTTTATATATATGAATCCATTTATCCATGCCTTACCTGGTTTAATAATTACATTCATCCTGTCTGTCTCTATTACTTGTAATTGTTTAGCAGGATTAGGGAAAACACCATTACCTATAAATGTAGCAAAATACCCTGCAAAAGTTTCTGCTTTATATATCCTATCCCATGTATCACCTACTTTCATGGCATTAAAAAATCCACTCTTTTCCATTATCTCACTTCCTTTTTAGATACTTTCTTTATTTTATCTATAATAGTAGGAATGCTATCTCCAAATATACATTCTAAATTGAAGCCATTCGTTTCATATATCTCCTTAATTTCTGTAACCCTGCTATTAAGAGTTATACCCCATTTTTTATCTTGGACAGTAATAACATCTCCTAAATCCCAGTCCTGACCATAAATAAAAGCTCCATAAGGAATTACTTGTGCTTCAAATGTTTCCACTATTTTATATTCTTGTAATCTTTGTTTGCCCATAGTTGTAAGTTCTGTAATATTATCAGCCTGACTACAATCTATAAAAGTTTCCTTCCTGTACCAACCTTTAATGTTTCCTACTTGTTGTATTAATCTTTTTTCATCTTCTCCCTTCCCCCCAACATAAGCCACGTTTTTATAACTTAACAAACTTTTTAGAAAATGCTTATTTCTAATATTTTCAAAATCCATACTGAAAATCACTGGAGGATTTTCTTCCTGATCTGCAGTAAGATTTCTTCCTTCTATGACATCAAATATAAAATTATTATTAGAAGTGTCTAATGTTATATTCCAACCTAAATTACTATATTCAGCTATCTCTTGTATCTTATCTGCCAGGTTTTCATAACGAGTACGCCAAGCATCTTGTTTTCCTCTTTGTTTGTCTTTAGCAATAATTAAATTAGGAATAACTCTATCTTTATCTACTGGATTTACAGCATTATTATTTATAAATTGTTTTATTATAGTTTCTTGTTGGCCTGTTGCACTATCGTATCCTCGTCCTATTAGTGGTAGTGTCATTCTATCTTTAATTTTCCCTTTTAAAGTAGGTCCTTTAATAACTAACTGCTGTTTACCATCTTCACTCATAGATTTATCTATATGTTCAATTATCCCTACCTTATTAAAATAAACTCCTAAGAGGATTAAATTGTCTTCTTGGAGTTTATCAGTATTTTGTTTATCCAAATTCATGTGTAATTCAAATTCCCCAACTTTAAAAAAACGTCTAATAAAAATTAGACTCTCATAGTTATCAATTTCACCAAGTAAATTGAAATCTTTATCTATAATTCTTATTGGTATATTATTCATAATCTACACTCCTATATATAAAGGTTTATAGTATAAAGCCATTTCCAAGTTATCTAATCCTTTCTCAGCATCATATCTAAATAAATTATCTCCTGGGGCCAATTGAAGGAATGTAGAATTTAAATCTATATAATAAAATACATTTTGTCTTACACCATTGCTTCTTATCATTTCAACCCTTTTATTTCCGAAGTCAGTATTAACTACAAGTTTATCTCCGGCATTTAGTGTTCTTTTAATTTTTATATATTTTCTGGTATATACATCAAACAGGCTTGGATTAACAACTGTTGCAAGCGCTTTAAATTCTATACGCATACCACATTCTACATCTCCACGATTTTTAGCATTTACAATAAGATTACTTACCCTATGCCCCATAATAATTCCTTCTGGGGGAATAATTAAAGGAAAATGAAAATCCCCAACCCATAAAGCTATTTCTTCTTTTTCTTCTATCAAATCCATCCATAAAGGATTAGGACAATAAAACTGTATTAGAAATTCTTGCATATCATCTATTTGTTCTCTAAATGTTGGAGAACTATCTACAATACAATTTATAACATGCTCACTAGCATTATTGATATAGGTAAGAGTAGCATTTATCTTAGGATTAAATATACTACAAAGCTTTTGCCTCTTTCTATACATATCTTCTACAGTATCTCCTACTATAGCTCCCTCTATTGGTAAAATTCTTTCATCTAAAAAAGTTCCATGGTGTGTCTTACCATCCTGTCCAGGAGATTTACTTGTCAATATTGTTGTTTTAGGACTTCCTATCTCAATTTTAGTTAAAATAAAAGGAGTAGAGTTACCTAATTCTATACTCTGTCCCCTTTCATTTTTAAATATAATTTTTTGCAACTTTTACTCCTCCTTAAGATGTACTAAAGTTTAAATTCCTTATCATTACTTCATTCTTTCTCATCATTTCACTTGGAGATAGTGCTCTAGGGCTATTAAAAGTAAAACTATTGTGGTTTACTACACTCCTACTATTATCAATACTAGTTGAACTTGCATTACTAGAGTATTGCTGAATTGAATTTATCGCAGAAGATCGAGTAGCCATTGAATTTAAAGCTGAATTTCTAGCAACCTCAAAACTTTCCTGTATACTAGCTATCATGTCCTTAAGTTCCTCTATTTTAGGCTTAAAGCCCTCTACAAGTTTTTCTCCAAGACTTTGTCCTGCTTGTTGATAAGCTTCCTCATAAGAATGTAACAATTCAATAATTTCCTTTTGATTGTTGTCCATTATAATTCTTTCGGCTTCAGCCTGGAGTGCTGCATCATTAGTTTTTTTAGCACAGAAACTTCTATAATCATCAAGTTGTTTTTCTAAACTTTGTCTATTGCTTTCATATATAGAATTAATATTTTTTAATTCATTTTCTTTTTCTTTCTGTAGCTGCTCTTTTTGTTCTTCTAGTTGTTCTTTATGAATCCTTTTCTCTCTCTCTTTAAGAAGATTATTAAGTTCCTTCTGGATTTCAATTTTGTTAAATTCATTATGTTCATATTCTAATGCTGTCTCAAGCTGATTTATTTTTTTTAGTTCTTCTGCATTCTTATCAGCTTTATCTTCTTCTACAAGTTGTTTATCTATAGCTTCAATCTTAGAATCATAAAAGCTCTCTATTCTTTTTATAGATTCATCTTTCCATCTATCTAAATTTTTAAGCTCATTATTTATGTGATCTTCTTGTGCCTTTAGCTCATCTTCGTATCGTTGCTTTAATGCTGACTTAATTCTATCAACCATATTATTAATACTATCAGATACTTTTTTATCTGCTTCTTTTTGAGCATCTATAATCTTTTGTTTTGTATCTTCAACTGTATTCCCCATGTTGATTAATTCAGTCTTAGCCTCTTCAAGAGCTTTCTTAGCCTTTACAGTTTCCTCTGCTGTATATCCAAAAGTTTTTGCTAATTCTTCATATCTATTTTTAAGCACCTCTATCTTTTGTCCCTGAAGAATAACTATTGCTTGATAGTTTAATAAATTTTTATTTAAATCTTTAGTATCAATACCTAACCTTTTTATAGCTTCATTGTATTCATTTATTGTATTATTAAATACATTCTCCTGTACTTTAAGAGATTTTTTCACTTCTTTTTCTCTCTTGTCTAGTAATTTCATACCATCATCATAATATTCTTTAAGCGCCCTTTTTGAACGCTCTAAACTGTCAACTTGTGCTTTCTGATTCGCTTTAGTAGTATTCAAAACTTGTTTCTGATACTGTCTTAAAGCAGCTATCTGATTAGCATAATTAACCTTAGCATTTTTATCTTTAGTATTCTTTTGTAACTTTTGATAATAGGCTATCTGTGAATCTATTTTTGCCTTTTCTGTTTGTAACTCTATAGAATTTTCATTCTTAAGAATTCTTAGCCTATCTTCTATGCTCTTAGATCTATTATCATAATCTTCTTTTAGATATTCCTTACTTTTTTCAATTTCTTCTTTATTTAACTGATCTATAAACTCCAAATACTTTTGATACTCTTTCTTACTATTGGCTCCCCAATTTAATTGTTTTACCAATCTATCTTTCATTACACTCTCTGATACACCAGCTCTAGGATTAACAGATACACTTTCTTTAGCCTCAGACATGGCTTCTCTTGCAATATCCTCAGGCTTACTCTTACTTTCTAATAATGATGTTAATATCTTTTTAGATTCTCGATTATTAAATACTTTTTCTCCACCGTTAAATAATCTATACTGCCTAGATGCTACTATTTCAAAACCATCTTCAGCGACCTCATGTAGTCCAGGACTTGCAAAGTCAGTTCCTGAAGCATACCCTTTTGAGTTTTTCACTTGTTTTTTAGACAATCTCTCTTTCATGGAGTTTGATTGTGTATTATTGAATATTTTAGTCCCTTTAGGTAAATCTACTAATTTAGGTCCTTTACCTGGTAATTGTATTAATTCTGATCCATCCTCATCAACCCAAGTTAAACCACCTTCAAAGTAATCAGTTCCTGTCCATTTTTCTCCTATATTAGCTATTTTGCTAGCTGAAGTACCTACAACTATTGGACTACTTCCTATTGCACTTTTAATAGCGTTATAAGCTTCAGATACCCAATCAAAAAGGCCATAATTTTTTTTACATTGTGCTTCTAAAGCGTTATTCCAAACATTATTTTTAGAATCATAATATTTACCTTCAATCTTTTGGAAAGGAACACCATTCTTTAAATCTTGTGCTATTTGTTCTTGTGCTTTAATAGGATTACCATACACTTTACCAACCGTTCTATCCCAAACACCTGTTATTTGTCCTGTTGACTTATCAACTTCTACATAACAATCATGCATTTTACCTGTTACAGTATTTTTTATCTGATAATACCCTGTTTTAGTTATGCCATCCATTTTCTCCATCTTATTTACATATTCAACTAATTCTTCTTGGTTATGCTGCTTTTGTTTAGTTAACATTTTACCGTTATGCACATCTATATTTTGTAATAACAATGGTTGTTGCTCTAATGCTGTATTTAAAAAGCCTTTATATTTTTCATTTTCTACACCTATTTCTTTATTCTTTGCCTCTTCTAATTGTGTAATTTTAGCATCAATTATTTTTTTGGTTTCTGCATCTACATCTTGAGCATTTAATTTTAAATACTCTATTTGTTTATTATAATTTTGTTTTATTTTATCGGTTTCTTTATCTCTAAGTTTTGCTTTTTCTTCTAATAGTTTAGATACACCTTTCATATCTAAATTTTGCATACGAGCATTAAAATCGGCTTGAGCTGCTAGTAATTCCTGTTTAGATTTAACAGTATTTTTCATTTCTATATTTCCAATTTGTTGGGTCAATTTTTCAATCTCTTTTAGCGTATTTTGTCTTACCGTTCCAGTTTCTTTGCTAGCTCTTTTTTCTAAATCTAATATTTTTTTCTTTGTATCTTGAATCTTTTTTATTTGGTTATTTCCACTTTTATTAAGAGAATCTAATATTTTTTTCTCATTTGCATCTAACCCATCAGCTTTAAAACTGTCCGCTAAAGTTTTTTGTATTTCAGGTTGCTTAGATTTTATTTTATTAATAGCACTGTTACATATATCATCCAGTTTAGCATTAAGATTTCTTCCAGTTTCATCATCTGCTAATCTATCAAGTTTAGAAGCTCCATTAAGTTCCATATTATAATTGGCTATTTTATTGGCTATACCATCTAAAGCTTTTTGAGTTTCTGGACTTACTTTTTTACTCCATTCTCTATGTTTTACATTCATTTTTTCTAATTCTTTATTAGTATAAACTGTATGTCCATTAAGCCTAGCCATTGCAGTTTCCATAACCCCCATATCTTCTGCACTCTTTATACAACTATCATTCAGATATTGTGTATTTTTATGTGCTACATATATGGCTCCTCCAACCGCTATAATCCCTGCTGTTACTGGTAATGCTATACTACCAATTGTCCCAAGTCCTCCTGCAAATAATCCAAGTCCTCCTGAACCTCCAGCAACTTTTGCCGCTGTACCTACACCTTCAACTGCAGTAGCTACAGTTGAAGCTTCCTTAAAGATTCCGAAAAATACGCCTACCTTTTTGCCTGTTTTAAGTAAAGTATTTACACCTTTAAAAGCACCACCTAAACCACTTATAAATGGTCCTAATGCTGCACTAGCAAGTCCTGTCTTTATTATAAACTCTTGTGTAGCAGGACTTAATTTATTCATCCAATCAGCAAATCGAGATATTAGATCTATTCCCTTCTCAACAATAGGCAATGCTTTAATTCCTAGTTCCATAAGAGAATTTTTCGCTTTATTCATAGCCTTAACAAATTTAGTTTCTGTAGATTGTTCCATTTTGTTATAGGCATCATCTAAAGCAGTAGTATTAGTTTGCATCTCTTGCATAGATGCATTGTATTTTGCTACCCCATTTTCAGATGTTAACATAAGTATGGAGTTAAGTCCCTCCACTGATCCAAACATAGTAGCCATAGCACCTATTGGTGAATCTGCTGCTTGTGCCATTATCTCCAAATCTTTACTTGCATTTTTTTGTGCTTTGCTTAATTCTTTATATTCTTTAGTACCTTTCTTTCCTGCATTTTCTAGTTCTAACATTTTATGAGCATTATCGCTCATGCTTTTACTTAATTTATCAAATTCAGGGCTAGCATTGGATAATCCTTTCTTTACATCTTGTAAAAATCCCATCCAGCCCTTACTCTGTAGAGCTGAAACAGAAAAGTCTATACCTAATTGTTCTGCTGCTTCTCCTGCTTCTTTTGAAGGTTTTATTATATTAGACATTGCTGCCTTAAGTGCTGTAACAGATTCTGCAGTATTTAATCCTTGTGCAGTTGTACTTGCTAAACTAGAAAATAACTCATTGGTTGTAACTCCTAATGAGGCGGCTATAGGAGTTACTTTACCTACAGCACTTGCTAATTCTCCGAAAGTTGTTTTACCAAGATTTTGTGTAATTAACATCTGATTTGAAATATCTGTAGCTTTATCTGCTTCTAATCCATATGAATTTAAAACAGTAGTTAATCCATCTACTGCAGTTGATGTCTCTGTGAAACCACCCTTTGCAGCTTTTACTGCCACATCTAAGAAATCAACTGCTTTAGCTGTATCTACTGAACCGGAAATAGCTTGATATAAAGATTCATTTAATTCTTTAGTACTCATTCCCGTTTTATTAGAAAGGTCAATTACTCCTCTTTTTAAATTTTCTATTGGAACTTTTGTAGTATCTGCAATTGTACTTACCTTAGCAGCACCATTTTCAAAATCAAATGCAAATTTAGTAGCTGCAGTACCGGCACCTATAATAGGAAGGGTAACATGAGTTGTAAGTTTATTACCTATACCTTGGAGTGTATCTCCTACTTTATCAAATGTTTCATATTTTTTATCTATCTTTTCAAATTCATTACCTAATATTTTCAGCTTACCAGCAAAAGTAGTAGCCTCTTTTTCTGTCTTTTTTAGTTCAGAGCCAAGTTCTGCATGAGCTATTTTTAAATCTAGTATTTTGCCTTTATATTCTTCAACTTCTTTAGAATCTTTACCATACTCCTGTTCTATTTCTTTTAAAAGAGCTTCATGTTTCTTTATCTCATTGTCTAGTAAAGACATTTCTTTTTTTAGTTTGTTCATCTTTTCAGAATTATCAAAGATGCCTTTGCCACTTTTCTCTTGAGTTAAATCAAGTAATTTATAAGACTTTTCTAGATTACTTATTTGAGTGCTTGTCTTTTGATAACCTTCATCGAGATTTTTTAATTTATCAACTATAGTAACTGTAGTTTTACTAGCTTTATCTAATTCTTGGGACAATTCTGAGTGCTTCAGCTTTAAATCTAATACATGAGATTTATAATTTTCATATTCTTTTGAGTTTTTGCCACATTGTTGTCCTATTTTTTCAAGTGTCTTTTCTGATTTATTAATTTCATCCTCTAATAATTTCATGCTAGACTTATAAGTTTCGATTTTTTGCTATTGTCTTCTAAACTTTTACCGCTTGATTTATTAGCATTTTCCCAAAGCTTATAGCTTTTTTCTATATTAGCTACCGCAGTATAAACTGATTTATCCATTATAGAACTTGCTTTTTCTGCACCTGTTTGTAATTTATAAAAGCCCTGTATCGCTTTTGATACAGAGCTTTCAAATTTATCTAATCTTAAATCTATACTTGAATATACACTTCCTAAATCAATACCTATATTTCCTCACCTCCTATTTTGAGGTATAAAAAAAGAACCGCATAAGCGATTCTTTGGAAATTATTAATTTTATTTTTTAATTTAATGCCCTGATGCTTTTAAATATGGTAATGCTGACTTGGCCTCTTCATTGTTTGGATTTAATTTTATAGCTTCCTCTAAAAGACTAATAGCTTTGTTTAAATCTTTTGTTTTATTTCCTGTGCCATACATATACATACGTGCTAACTGAGTTAAATCATTGCTAGTTAATTGTTTAATTAGTTTCTTATTTAAGTATATTTTCCACTTACCATTATCATTTACAACATACATTTTATGTTTTTGCTCCACTTCTTTATTTTCATAGAGATCTTTAACTTTTTCAGTTGCATTAAATTCTACAATATTTTTAAATTCTATATTTTCTAAACTACCTTTAAATTCATTAACTTTTTCAATTTTTGTCTCTTTTAACTCACATACTTCTTTTTCTGTATTTCTCCACTTTGTGAAATCTTCCTCTGTGAAATCTTTTTTACTTTGTTCGCATAGTGCTTCATAAGCTTCCCCTGCATTACCACTTTTTATATTTTCATAATATTTATTTAAAGTTTCTTCTGGATTTTCCTTTGGAGCACAACCCACTAATGTTAATGAAACTACAAACATAAATATAAATAATAATGAAATTTTATTAAATATTTTCTTCATGC